TATCTTTAATATGTGATACTGCACAATTATTAAGGTAGATTCCTTTTAACCAATTATTTGCTCCTGTCTGTGAATTATTTGACGATTTATTATAATCAACTATTGCAGTACTTGGACTTAACAATACTCTCTCTATCATTGCATTAATCCAAGGACTACCCACATTACTAGGAAATGAAATGCTGATACCTACATATAAATTATCAGATAAAGTGATTAAACTTAAATCTCTTATAAAACAACAATCTGTAAATAGGTTTGTAGAACTATAAACAATACCATTAGAAGATGGAAAAAATAATTCTGATAATTGAACTCCATCACCCTCGATAGTAATATCTTTATTTGCTATTACTAATGGAGCTGAAAGTAAATATCTACCACTAGGTATCTTTAATACTCCTCCATTTGTTGGTAAATCTGCAATTGCTAAATTAAAAGCTCCTAAATCATCAGTAACACTATCCCCCGTTGCTCCATAATCTTTTACATTTATGAATATAGAACCCTTGTCCATTTTCTTGCTAAATGATTCTTCTAAAGATTGATTTATAGCCTCAAGTTCATCTGCTATAATGCCAATCCAAGAACCATTTTTATATTTATAAGTCTTTTTATCACTTTTTTGATAAGATATTAATCCTTCATAAGGTAGCTCTATATTTTCCAATAAATCTGTGCTAAATCTTTTATCAATTGGTTTTTTAACACGTAAATCAAAACTATCAAACGTTTTTGTCATTTTAAATCAACTCCTAAATTTTAAATTTAATAACATAATTTGTTGTATATACTACATCATTTGATAAATATATATTATATGATTGTGATTTGTTATCACCCATAACCATTGTTAATGTTGACTTAGTGAATGATTCTATTAACTGTAATCCGTTGTCATCTGCTATAGAGCTTAAATCACCATAAGATGTTGGATAAGCAAATAAGAATTTTTTACCATCAGAGGTAACGCTCTTTATTATGTCACCTTTCACAACAACATTTTCAGTTAATGACTTAACTAGAGAATCATTGATAACTAACCCATCTGTTACATTTCCGCTATAATATGGGTATACAAAAGTGTAAGAAACTGTATCAGATTTAACAACTGTAGTACCATCTGAAATAGTAGTATAATAACTTGTTGAATCTTGAATTGTAGAACCATCAACATAATTATCATTTGCAATTTGTGTTGTTATTGGTTTTGTTTCAATAACATTGTTATCTTTATAGTATTTTATTTCTGTTAAATCTTTAGTTTTCTTACTCAAAGTTGTATTTAATAAAGCACCATTTACAACCTCACCATACTTGTACACATTTTTAGTTGGACTTAACGTAATACCTATTTCGGGAACTCTATAATTGATTAAATCTATTTTATCACTTAAAGTTGAAAACTTTTCATTAATAAGATTTGCAATAGTTCCATCTGTAATAAACCCATTTAACATTGCAGTAACTTCTGTAACTATTTTCTCGTCATAAGTTGATAATTCATTTAGCACATAAGTTTCAAATAATTCAACTGCTTCTGTAATACTGTTTACTGATGTTATTTGTTCATTAAGATTATAAAGACATTTATTTAGTAGTTCCATATAAGACAAACTATCTTCATAAACACAAGGCAACACCTTAAAAGTTTGCCAATTGATATTAGATATATGTCCACCATTAAAAATTGAATAACCCATTTTACATTCCTCCTACCATAATTGCATAAATAAAGGTTCTAACTCATCTATTATTTGCATATCAATATTTAACATTATTTTACGCCATTGTTCTATATTTTGCGTGAATAGATAACCCGCACTACTTCCCTCCTGTTTACGTGTGTAACTTTCTGTTCTACTATTGGTATTATTCTGCTCATTTGTTAAAGTTGTGCTTTCTTTAGTAGTTGTATCTGACGATGAATTACCATCGTTTGAGGTTGTCCCACTTCCTGTACCACTTGTTGTAGTTGTTCCAAGTTCTGTATTGCTTGATGTTTCTGTGTTAGTTTTAGTGTTATTATTTTTATTATAATCTGTTGTAGTTGCATAAGTGTTTGATGTAATATCGGTATCTGTTAAACCACTTTGAGGTGTATCTGAATGAACATTTATCTGTGCGTCTGCAACTGTATCTGTGTAACCTTTAGAACCGTTATTTGTATCATTAACATCAACTGTAGAATCATTTTTACTGCTTTCTGTTATTGTATTACTTGAATCAGAATCATTTTTAATACTTCCATCTGTAGAACTATCACTATCTAAAGTAACCTTTCCTGTGTCACTAACATTATGTGTATAAGTTTCTGTTAAATCTACATTCCATAATGGATTAAAAATTATATCACAACTTTCATACAACTGATTATAATAGGGCATTATTTCATTCATTTTACGACTTAAAAATCTCTTAAAAAGTTGTGCAGTTTCCAATCCAATTTCTCTAAAGTAATAATGTTCTTTAATCTTATCATTCAATTGCTTTCTGTAATCTTCTCCAAGATGATAATTTTTAAATGTGTATATTGGATAATCATCTAATCCTATATTAAAATCTGATTCTATTAAATACCTTAGTTCTGTGGTGTATTTACTCAACTTCTTCACCTCCATCAATAGGTTCTTCTTTTGGTTGTACTCTTAATTCACAAGTGATATCTAACCCAAACTTTTGCTTTATTTCCTCACAAGCTATTTGTCTACAAGCTAACATTGTTTCACTTTCAAAACTTAATAATTGATTGTTAGAATTAACTTCATCTGTAACCAATCTCTCTTTCTTATCTGTATTTGCGTTATTGATTCCAAGCATATCCAAACATTCTGTCCATTTAGCTTCTTTTAATGTAAATAACTTGTCTGCTACATAAGGTGCATCGGTTTTAAAAACTGTTATACCTGATAAATCAAGTGACTTATTACCATAAATAAATGGTGTATTTCCATCATATTTCATCATTAAATTTTTCAATGTCATTCTTTGTGATTCTTCACATTGAATTAATAATGGTGTCTTTTGTTGTTTGATATTTACATCAATAGTTCGTTCTAATTCATATAATCTTAAACAGAATAATTCTATTAAGAATGTAGTTGGTATGGAATCAAAGTTATTTCTAATGATTACACAATCCTCTGTTTTTACATCTTTTTGATAACCATTATTACCGTAACAATGATAACATATAGGTTCATCATAAATATTTAACTTTCCCGATTGGGTGCATTTAGTTACCATATAACCGTATTTATCATCATAGAAAAATGCTAATTCACCATAATAAAATAAATTATTTTCTATAAATCTTTTTGGAATTACATCGGGTAGTCCCTCCCATTTATATAATATTGTAGCTAACATTTTCATTCTAGTATAATAATGATTGTAGGTGCGGTTATTTAATCTTGCACTCTCATTAAATTTATCAAAGTTGCTTACACTAAAACTATTACTTTGCATTGTTTCACCTCCTAATATTTTTTATATCCGCTTGTAGTATGCCATAGTGTTACACCCTTAGAAAATATATTTTCAATTTCAATCATATCTTCTTGAGGAACATTTCCACCCACAATGTTTGGTGATACCATTTTGATATAATTAAAATCACCTCCACTATTTAAAATAGGTTCTGACATTGAGTGAACAGGATATCCATACATTTTCCAAAAGTTATTAGCCATTTCCATATGGTAACTATCCATTGTAAACAATGAAATTTTAATACCATTATAAAAGTTTAATCTTTCCATTGCTCCATCTACAATCGCACTAACTTGATTACCTAATTTTGTAGCTTGACTTTCCTGTGCAGTAATATTTATAATATTTTCAAGGTTTCCCACAACTCCCATTGGTGAACCATTCATACCCGAATTTACTGCATTGATGCCCGCAAACATTTTATTGTTATTATTTATTTCTCCATTCATCATCATATATTTTGCATATAAATTATTTGCAATTGGTAATGATGTAGAACATTTAGTTACTAGGGAATCGGAAAACGCTAAATCCTGTGATTGATAATTTTTCGGTATTATTTTATAGACAGGTGTTTCAGATACACTACATTGAATTTCAAAACTTGCAGATGGTATATCGGTAAACTTTTCGGGTGATAACTCAACTGTTTGTCCTGTTGTAGCATCTGTAATAACAATTTTAGCGTATGGATAAGTCATAGCTTTTTTATATTCCATTGTCTTTGAGAAATCAAAAGTAATATTTCCTGTCATATCTTCACTATGCTCAAAACCTTGACATACATGTATTGTACCTATTTTATCACTAACAATATCTGTAACTATCATACCATCATCATTGCCTACAAATGGTACATACACCGCAGTTAATATTCTATCACCCCAACCATTGTTGGTTATTCTTTGTAGAACCTGTGACATCATATTTGCCTCCGCCTCACTCCAATACAATACCCAACATGGTACATTATAATCACCAATCATAAAAGTATATGGTGTACTATCTGTTGTAACATCTTGTGTAATATCACTTGTACAAAACACAAAATACCCACCTGTAAATAATCTTAAAACCATCTTGGATTCTATAAGCTGACCATGAGCAACTGTATCATTAATTGTGTTATATTCATCTGCACTTACGTGTTGTCTATCAATAAAACTTTTATTAAATGTCAAATCAAATTGCCATGTTTGGTAAACATCTGTTTTAATATAAATATAAGTTGTTTGTTCATTAACATATTCTAATCTAACTATATAAGCATAAAAGTATTTATTTGAAAATTGAATGTTTTTATACATAATATAATTGTATTGGAATAAAGTATCAATATTTGCATTAACTCTTATGAACCCATCTTTTCTCTGATATGTGCAATTCTCAAAATATAGTGGTGAACAACCTAGAAAATAACTAGATTGTTCACTTTTACTACTAAATTTTAATTGATGTTCACCATCAGCGGTCAAAGGTGTATTCAGTAATATAATTTCCGAATTAGGTGAATACATATTAAAACCTCCTAAGATTCAGTACTTGGTGTATACATAAATGCAACCGCATTAGCGAATATTGAATAACCGTAAGTTTGCCAATGATGTAGGAAATATTTATTTGTTAAGTTATCGGGATTATAGAAACTAGACATTTCTTTCATATTGTCATACACTTGGAAGAATGACTTATCACATAATAATGCTAATACATCTGCTCCACCAAAATTATCAATATTTAAGGTTCTTGTTTGTATATTAGCCTTGTCCATGTTAAATGCTCTTGCTAACACTTCAACATCAATATTACTTGCAACAACTGAATCTAATATTAATATTTGGTCTTCCATAGGTGTCCATGTTATTACAGGTTTTGCATCAGATGTTATTGATGCATATTTATTATATAGAGAACTTGGGAAAGTCATAAGATTACTAAATCTTTTAACTTGTTTAACAAGTTCACGTGATGTTACTTCATCACTTAAAGTTTCTGTGTTTTCATCATACACAATAACTTTTGTTATGTGGTCTGAATCAACTGCTTTTTTCATTAAGTTTTTCATCATTATAAATTCATCAAAGTTATCACCACTATACAATGAACTTATAATTGAATCTATTAATTGTGACATTTGTGCTTCATTTGTAAATGCTAAACTTAACATTTCTCTTGTTACTGTTACAGAATACTTGTCTTTTCTGTTCAATCTATAGTAAATTGATTTTACATCAGGTGCTTTATTTGTTAATAAATCTGTAGATGTTAGAGTGTAAGTTTCTGCTACACTTGGATTTGTAAACACCTCTTGTATATCTTGTCCAAGTGGGACACCTCCTTTTTTCAAAACTGCCATCGGATTATTAATCATTTTATTACTGATTACAACCATTGCAATTCTATTAACTAATGCTCCAATAAATTCATTTGCGGTAGTGGTATAAGAAGTAATTACATTCCCCACTTCTGTAAAATTTGTTTTTGTTGCTTCGGGTACTCTTGTTGTGTACTCCGCAGTTGCGTTGTCTCTGATTGCTTTCATAATTGAAACTATATCATAAGCCATATTATATTAACTCCCCTTTCTCATTAAATAATGATTCAAATTGTTTTGGTTCTTCTGTTGTAATTATTGGCGGTTCGGGTTGTCCGATTGGTGTTGGTGGTGTATCTTTTGGTACTGCTCCCACCTGTAAAAATAACTTCATGTTTGCTTGTCTTAGTTGTTCCATGTTGCTCTCTAACTCCACGTTTTTAGCTACTACTGGAATAACCTCTGCATAGTCATTTGATAAGCTTGTTAGTAGTTCTGTCACCTTTGCACTATCTGTTAGATTTTGTGCTATCTCTTGTATAATTTTTGTGTGGTCTTCCACGTTCATAAAATATACCTCCTTACATTAATGATAATCTTACTATTTCATAAATAACATTTTTTATATTTATATTTTCATAATAAACATTACCTAATTTGTAATGTTCAATAAATGTTTTTAATATTCTACCCATACCACTTTTAAGTAACATAGTGTTTGGTGTATGGTCTTCTAATGTAACTGAAAAAATCAATCTACATGATGGGTCAATGTCTTTGCTTACAAAATACTTTCCTACACTATAATCTTCCCATATCCCATAAGATACACCATTGTATATCATTGTAAAATAGTGTCTTGCTTTTCCTGTTTTCTTCCCAATAAAAGTATTGTTATCTCTTAAAAATTTATTTTCTATTGCATAATCACCATATTTTGTGCCATTTACTAATTGACCGAATCTTGTTGTTTTTTTCATTTCAATAAATTCGGGATTCTGCACCATTTCAACTAACATATCTGTTCTAGGTTTTGTAAATTTTGAATTTAAATTAGGTGTTATTTTCCAATATAAAAAGTATGGATTAGTTATTGTAATAGCATTTGATAAAAAGAATACTCTTACATCTATTTCTCTTGTTCCTGGTCTTGCAACTGTTTCATATAACTCTAAAAAATTAACAACTTCATCAGATAAATAATAATAGAAACCTTTATCCAAAATAAATTCATCAAATATAATTTTATTTACTAATGGAAATGGTACTGATTTTTCAATCTTTGCGGTAGATAGTGACATAAATTGTCCACAAGGTTCTTTATTAATATAAGCGGTATAACCCTTAACTGAAAATTCATAGTCGGGAAACTTGTCTGCAATATCATCAAAAAACTTATCTTTTTTACCTTTGCTAAATTCTTCTTTATATCTTCTAACATAAATAAATTGCGCACCTGTTTTTATGAAATCTTTTATTGCCCATTCTTTCGACCAATAAGTTTTTCCCGCTCCACGATTACCTACTACAAAATTAAATAAACAATTATGTGTTAATGCAATATTTCCATTATAATAAATACTCATATTTTATCTTTCCTTTCTGATGATTCACTCACTATAGTATTAACTGTGTAACTCAATAACACTTTGTAGAGTGTCTCTATATTGAGTTACACAAATTAAAATTATGTGAGGTTGTCAAGTGTATAATTGCAAGTTATCACACCAAACTTTAGTCGCATCGGTTCATCACCGTTGATTAGCAACTGAAAGTACAAAATATTTACAACTTGTACCTCAATTACTATATTATCACTTTTTTATCGTAAAGTCAATGTCTTTCAAAATTATTCCACCTTGAACTCGTGTCTGTTGTAATTTTCCATGGAAACTACTTCCTATTTTAAAATTATCAAAATCAACATATTGATAACATGATGTAGGCATACCCGCACAAGTAATTTTTGTGTATTCCTCACAAGTTTCGTCGGGTTCTTTCCCATGCTCCATGTAGCTTTTCTGTCTTAAATACTTACCTTTACTAAATATAAATTCATTTTTCCATGCTCCAAGTTCTGTATCATGTATTTCTAAATCTTCGGGAAGTTCTGTTCCTAACAAATGTAAACTATCTGTGTCGGCATATACAAAACGATCGTATACCCTTTGTGCTGATGATATTGTCTTATATCTTGCTAGACTTGTTACAAAAGCACCAACTGGAATATAAATAGGTGTTCTTGATTCTTCCACACCCAT